CCAAGGATGCGCCCGAAAGACTGCATCTCTTACCGACTCGTAGCGTTGGTTTACAACTCGCGCCGCCTTACTGTTTTCATCTAATGAGGTAATATTAGAAGCGCCTAAATTGTTTAGCGCAAAGTTTGCAATATCAACTGTACTAGCCATTTTAACCTATCCTGTAAAAGAAGGGGCGGCGAACCGCCCCAACCTAATTAGTCAACCACATACTTGATGGTTACTTCGATAGTGCCTGTACCAGCAGCACCGCCCATAGTGACTGTGATAGCCACGCCATCTTCGTTTGTGTCTGTCTCTGTGCCTGAGCCTAGAGCTAGAGTAGCGAGGATGTCTACTTTCTGAGCAGATGTTGAGGCAGCAGCAGCTTTGTATGCAGCAGCAGCAGCAGCTACGGCACTGCCAGCAGCGTTTGTGTGTGCAGCATAACCAACTGACAATGTTGTTGAAGAACCTAGAGCATCATGCGCCAAAGAACCTTCAAGCAAACGTGCGCCATCTGGAAGAATAAACATCTCAATAACATCACCAGATGCTAGAGAAGATGCTTCGTAAACGCCATGAGCAACACGGACACGACCGCCCAACTCATTCGCCTTGTTCATCACGGCTGGAGTGGCTCGTGAGTTAGTGCGTTGTGTTGAATAAACAGTAGCCATTAGTCAATCTCCTTATTCGTTACACGCAATTTCTACTACTTTTTCCTCTTCCATCCGAGTAGCTCCGATGGTTTGGCAGTAATAGACTTGCGTTGAGTATGACTTGTCAGCTCGTTCATCAATACGTGCGGCTGGCTCTTTACCAACAGCAAGCTTCAGTCCGTCCTGTGCAAACGCAATAACCTGACGGTCAGAGTTTGAGTCTGTGTTTAGACGGTTAGACACGATGAAGTTAAAGCCTACAAACGAGTTAATCTCACCTTGAGCCAAAGCTTTTACAGTGTTGAAATCGCTTGAAGTCACGGTTGTATTGTTCAACAAATCAGAGATCTGCTTTGGTGAAACAATAATATGCCGTGGGATAGATGGATCAACACTTGCAGCGTCTAGTAGCTCTTTAGCAGATACTAGCTTTGCAATAGTCAAACCAGCGGAACCATGAGCAATTTTTTGCCCTGCTGGTAGCGTGGTTGATGTTGAACCGTCTTTGCCTGTTTGCGATGTGCCTAGAGCAGCGCTGATGATAACATCATCCATTGCTCGACCCATAGCAGCAGCGGCTGCACGGCTATATGTTGACGTTGGGTCTACAAGCAAACGTACTTTGTCGCTGTCATCGATTAGATCAGCATACTCATAGTCTGACATTGTAACCATACGTCTTGTATGCGGTGTTTCCACTAGTGGTGTATCCGCATGACGCGATGTACGCAGAACAGCCGCAGCTTGTCCTACTTGATCAAAAAAAGCTTTCTCACCGTTAACGCTTTCTGTATCCACTGCATTACGCAGCAAAGAACCCATCTGCTGTGATAGCATTTGGACATTGGCGCTAAACTGGTTGACAAAAGCTGTAGTAATTTGGGTAGACATCTTGTCTCTCCTACTTCTGTTTCAGTTTAAGATTGCTGCGCTTGGTTGTCTCTTGCGAGGCCTTGCTGCTACTTAGGGTAGCTACTCCGCTTGACTACAAGCTTACTTGTGGGCCTTTCGGTTATCCACTAGGTATACTCCCGAAGCCGAAGCACTTCGTTTACAAAAGTGCTATGCTCTGGATGCATTTTATCCCAATATGGCGTATTCGGCAATGTCATTTCTGTAATTTGCCTTGACGCCTCTTCTGGTGTCATAATTAGCTCGGTTGTTTCCCCTGCCAAATTGTCTTCTCCAATCTGTGCAGCTAGGTTAGAAAACATCTTCACAATCGCTGGGTGATCTCCCAACATACGACCATCAGATAATTGGATCTCATCAAATATCTCTGTGCTTCCTAAAAGGTCACGAGCAGCCAACTGAGCCATCTCTAACCTCTGATCAAACGCTTGACCAAACTCTTCACGCAGCTCTTGCTCTGATGCGTAGCGAGCCTCTTCAGCGCCTTGCTCATATCCTTGGTTTACGCCATCTACTGTGCTACGAATAAATGCCATCATCTCATTTGCTTGAGCTGCATTTAATCCAGCGTTTAGAGCATGTTCTTTGAAAGAGTTCATGTACTCATCTGCAAGCGGCGCATCATCTCCAAGCTCATACCCACCAACTTCTGTCGGTGCGCCAAGCTTTGTATAGACTTCTCGCCACTCATCCGGTGTGGCAGACTTACTAGGTATTGCTATCTTGTCAGCGCCAATCATGCGCTGTGCATTTACGTAGCTTTTAGCTAGTGCGCCTGGATCTGTAAAAGTTCGCAAGCTCGGTTCATTGCGTAACTCTTCTGGTAAGCTTTCTAAAAAGCCAACTGGTGCAGCCTCTGCTACAACAGCTTCTGGTGCAGCTTCTTGAGATCCTGTATCTTGGATTGCCTCTTCGCTCATCTGGGTTCCTTCCCTTCGGTCAGCATCCGGACAATCAGCAACACAGTTGCTCGCTGACCTTCATTAAATGATGTTTCATGTGGATTGCCCGAAAACGTGGTTGTCTCAAATCCAAACCTAGATTTAAGATCACTTAATACTCTTTGCCCATCTTCTGTGTTGAATGTGCGCCTGTATGCCAGCTTTAGTTCTTCTAGTTCTTTCATTACTCTGCGTCACCTACAGCTTTAATTAATGGCGCTACTTGCTGTGCCTGTTGCGCTCCCATCATTTGATTTTGCATAGCTTCCTGACGTTCTGCCTCTTTATCCTGTTCATCACGGACACGAGCAACCTCTTCGTCACTACGTATAACTCTTGCTGGTATACCTGTAACCTCAACAAGATATTGCACAAGTTTATCACTATCCAAATAATCCATAACAGGAGCGATCTCTGCTACCTGCATCATTACCTCAAAGCCTCTAAGCATAGACTGTAGGTCTGTAAGCTTCTGTGCTTTTGCCAATGGTGACACATACTCAATGTCGATGTCTTGGCCCTGTAGTTGCTCCGGAGCAGCAGGGAGGAGACCATTCCGGAGCAGCAACGCAAAAGACCGCGAGATCAGAGGCCGCAACAGTTCCGATTGCAACCTGCCCAGGACAGGTCCGAGAAGCCTCATTTTCTCTTCATTGCGCTGCAACACCTCAGTCGCTGTCATGGCTGGGCCTTGTGACATGAGCAACTGATCAACAAAGAAAGCTTCACGTATTGCATTACGTCTTTGCTCTTCCATGTTTAAACCTAGTGGATTGTTTGCGCCGATCTGCAACGGCTCCAACCTATCTCTTGTGCCTGTACGAAAAAAGTTTAGTGCGCCTGGTGTTGTTCTGACTGGTAATACAAAACCGTCATCCGGAACCATCAGCGGTGGGTCAATCTGTTTCTGCGCTGCACGTATTGTTGTCTCAGACATCTTGTTTACCATCTTAACATCTGGCAGCGCATTCATAGCTGGTGATCTACCGTAGGTACTTACACTGTCTTTATTGAAGCGCGGAACCATAAATGGGAAATCATCAAAGCCACCTTCAGAAATTAATGCTTTAGAATCAAGGTGATAGTACACAGATGCAATAGGTTTACTTCTTGCTACCTTGCCTTTTGTTTCCCCTCTTGGATACACAACATGGATTAGATCATGCTCTTTGTGTGGATCATTCTTGAGATCCTTTACCATTTGCGTTGGTAAGTTTTCCTCACCAAATCGCTGCGCCGCAGCACGAGCCGTAATTTTAAACTTACGATATACCGTATCAACTTTACCGTTTGCATCTTCTGCAACAGTTACTTCTGCAATATGTCTCGATGAAAACCGCAACCCTTCCCTGTCGCCTTCTACGTAGAAAGCAGCAGTTCCGAACACAACTAGATCGTAGTACAGCTCGTGGATTTCTTGCTGAAAGTTAGACCTATTGAACGCTTGATACATTTGATCCATACACAGCTCTAGCCACTCATTAGCCATGTCATCATTTTGCAATGATGGATCACGGTATCTCATCGAGAACCAAGGGGTGCTAGGAGAAGTGAGCATACCATGCAAAGAGGACGAAAGTAATTCTACAGCGTGAACAGCCGTTCCGTCATAAATTAGCTCAGTTCGCTTGTCCCCTTGGGTTCTCTTCTTTGTGATGTCTGCTTTACGTGGCAGCATATAATCTGCTAATTCTTGCCAATGCTTTTCCCAGTTCGAGCGCTGCGTCTGCAACGTCTTAAACCTACGATCAAGCTGTGAAATAAGCGGATTTACTTGTGCCATTACATCATTCCAATACTATTCATCATTGAACGTTTCTTTTTCTTTTTATTATCTGTTAGCCCCTCTACAGCGCCACCCTGGGTTCTACCAGCCATTTTCTGCTGTAAGCGCTCTAAAGGATCAACCGTCATGTCTGCACGGCGCTTTGCTGGCTGTGAAGATCTAGCCCCCATCTCACCAGCCATGTTGCGCCGATACATCATGATATTAAGCCACCCATTAATGAACGCCGCCTACGTGTTGGGGCTGGCGACAATAGCCCTCGTGCGCTCGTAGCAATAGTTTTTCTACGCCCTTTACGAGCCGTATCAGCAGCTTTTGTTTCCGCTGGACCTTCTGCCACAGCTTCTATCGCAGTTGCTTCAGCCTCACCGCTAGCAGCAGTGCCACCACCAATATCTGCCTTAATCTCTTCAGCAACCGGAGCTTCTGAAATAGGTTTTTCAGCTACTGGTTTTGGAGGCTCTGGCGGCTTTGGAGGCTCAACAGGGGGAGGCGGTGGTGGTGGTGGTGGGGGTGGAGGCGGTGGTGGAGGAGGAGCTGGCCTATCGTCTGAAGAAGACCTATCCATCATAGCTTTAGTAGCTGCTGCTGATCTATCTGCTCTTTCTTGTTGCCTAGCATAATAATCAGCGTCTTTTGTTTTTGCGCCTATATCCATAAGCAAATCATCTCTTGCTTTTTGAAGAGCTGTTTTGGACGTATCCTCTTTTGGAGCTGACGCCGCTTTTGTTTCAGTTCGCTTCTTTTCTTCCCTCGAAGAAGATGATCCTCTTCCAGAAACTATATTAGATACTGCTTGACATGCGCCACCCATTATACCAATTCCTTTTCCATAACCATTCCAATAGGATTATAACCAAGGCGCTGCAATAACTTTGCGCCCCTCTCACTCTTAATGCCAGAAGTAGAACCTGTTGTAATACTCACTGCACCGACACCTTTTGCCCATTCTTCAAACATTTTCATCAG